ACCTCCGTTGGCTCTGGTAACATTACTGGCGCAATGACTAATTGTGCTAAACGTGTACCTGCTTTAACTACGATTGCCTCATCACCGATATTGTCTGTGATAATTCCAATTTCTTTGTTATAAGTGTGATCGATTGTACCTAACGCTACACGTAACTTAGTTTTAAGTGAATTACCTGAACGTGGTCTCACTTGCGCCTCATATCCATATGCTAAATCAATTGCAATGTGTGTTGGTACTACGACTGTACTATGTGCTGGAATTGTTGTATCTTCTGCGACATATAAATCTAATCCACTATCTGTTGGATTTGCTCTCGTTGGCAAGATTGCATTTTCTGATAATAATTTAATTGGTAAAATTGACATTATTTTCTCTCCGTTTCTTCTTCCATAATTTGTGATAAACGATATATTTGAATATCAGACATTCCTATTCTGTTACACGCTCTGAAAAAAGCTTGTTCTTCTTTTGATTGTTCTCTTTTTGCATACTCTGTAAATTTATATGCTGCAATTAAGTCCTTAACTATTCTAGTGACTACTGTTCTAATTATTGATTTACCTACAAATTTAATTACGTTTTTCATTTATTGTTCCTCCAATATTTGAATTAATTGAATGTGATACCATTCTTGATAAACGTTCACGTTCTGTTTTTGTATCAACTATTTGATATCGGTAATTCAACATAGGTGCTAATGCTGGTTTAAGTAACGACTGCTTAATAACTACTTTTTGGTTACCGACCAATGTATGAAAACTGCCACCATTTAATAAACTGAGTAAGTCATTTTCATCAAGGAGTATAGTTTGTTCACTCATCACTACCACGCTCCTTTAAATTTATAATTACATGACAGATGTTTTGAAATATTGCATTTGGCTCTCTATCTTTTAATGTCCCGTTAACGATTAAATCATCTATCTCATCAAACGCCTCTGCCTTTCTTTTCGTTTCTGCCATATCATTGATGAGTTCGTCATGCTCTTTAGACGTATCATATAAATTCTTTTCTATTTCATAACTCAACTTAATTTCTTTATCTAATTTTCTTTCTAACTCTGCATTACGCTCACGCAATTTCTCAAGGTCATCAAGCAATGCGTCATAACTTTTTTGTGATAATGTTACTGTCATTCCACCATAGCACCGTCCTTCCAAATTAAAGTCATTGTGCCGTCGTTATTAATTAAATTAAATGTTTTAGTTTTTGCGCGACTAGAGTTAATTTCAAGTACTTCCTTGATGTTTTCATTCTCGTGATAATCTATAAAAATTTCGTCATCGACACCTGTAAAAATTTCAATGAACATAGGCAAAACTGTATCCTCGTCGATTTCTTTTTCAATTTCGACTGTGAAAGTTTCATTTATAGCAATTTCATGCTCTATCGACAAATTTTGAATTTTATCGAAATACACAGAACCACCATCAAGATTGCTATAAAAAGCCTTGTCACTAACTTCGTTCTCCCACGCCCATTCAATCAACTCTGGCAACGTCATCTCTACCTTACGTTTAATCTTTGCCATTCCTTACACACTCCCTGTTCCTTTTTATGTCACACTCACTAACTTTCATCGTCACTCTGCTTCCTGCTACCTTAACCACAAAGCCGTTGACACCTAGCTTACGTAACTCCTGTTGTATCTGTGTAGGTGTTTTGGCTTTAGTGTTGTAGCGATAGCGTTGGTTAATTGTGTTGGATAAGATCATTCCAACTCACCTACAATCGCATCTACGACATTAACAGTTACCGCATTACCTGCTTGTTTGTATAATTGACTATTACTCACTCCACTATTTTTAGCTTTATAAAACTGTTCATCTGTAAAGCCCTGTAACCTCCAACATTCCAAAGGCGTGAGTTTTCTTATTCTTAAATTACTTGTAATTAGTAAAATAGCTGTTTTAAACCCTTCAGGTCTAGTTGTTAATGTAGGACTTAAACCTGTTTGATCTATTGTTTTATTAAAAGCATTAATTGTGTAACCATCACGTATTTCTTTCATATTTTCTTTTATAGTTTCAACAGCTTGTTTGCCCATGCGTCCATACTCTTCCTTAGCAAAATAACCTGACTCTGACAAATAGTAACTTTCGTCTACGTCTGTTTCTAAGATGCCAACTAGTCGTGTTGTAACATTACACGTAGTATTTATTGGCAACAAATTGGTTAATGTAATGTTCAACAAGGCCCATTTTTTCAATTCCTGCAGTTTTTTCGACATATTGATTGCTCCCTTCTTAGTTTTTCATACAATCACCTCAAATATATTCGAATATGTTTTGTTGCCCATAATTGATATTGTTTTCATCTTTCTTTCTTCCAACGATATAAATTCTTTCTCTGTTTTGCGGCACTCCATAGCATTTAGAGTTGAAAATATCAAAATCTAGTTCATAACCTATTTCATCAAACGCTAACAACATTGTTCGTATCGTATTTCCTTTATCGTGACTAATAAGGCCTTTTACGTTTTCAAAGATGAAATATTTAGGCTCAACATTCTTGACTGCATTAACATAGCTAAAGAACACTGTCCCTCTCGTATCTTCAAAACCTTTTCTTTTGCCTGCAATCGAGAATGATTGACAAGGCGTTCCACCCACGATAATGTCGCACTTACCTTTAAATTGTCGCCAATATTCATCACTAACTTGTGTAATATCACCTATATCTATTTCATTCTCTGTATCGTATATCGCTCTATAACTTTGCTTTGCGAATTTATCTATCTCTGCAAATGCTACACATTCATGACCGTGTCGCTCTAATGCGGAACGGAAACCACCGATGCCACTACATATATCTATAAATTTCATTTTTCCACCAACTCTTCGCATATCTCATCAAACGTTTGAATACCTCTACCATCAGTGATATCCATAATTACGCCATACACATATTGATTGATACTGAACTCTGCTCGGTCTTGCTCGTCTGAAATATGTCCTGTCCCTTGTCTAATGTCGGTGCATTGAACATAAATCTTAATGTCCTTCTCACTTGCTTTTTTAAGGCGCTGTGCGTACCCCATTTCGCAAATTGTCCCTTGTGCATGAGGTAAGTAGTCGAATATCATAATACTGCTAGTTTCCATGCCTAATGTGTCATTAAACACAATGCGTTCTGCTAATTTATCTTGATTAGCATTTGCTTTATCGTTTATGTCCTTATCGTCGTGTGGTGCGTAAACTTTAAAGCCTAATCGTTGTAACTCTTGTTTCTCCCATTCACGACGCATTTGTTGTCCTATACTCAACATATCTCCGCCTAAATAGATCATTGTTCTGATTCCTCTTCTTTAATTTCATATATTTCGTTTTCAACACTTACAATTAAATTATCGATTTTCTCCCTGATATCTTTGCCACTAAAATTATTAAATTCTGTCGTTGTTTCATATCTGAGATAACCTAAGTAACCTATTATATTTACAAGTAGCCCTTCTAATTCTTTTATTCTGTTACACGCTTCTACATCTTTATTGGTTTCTCTATGAAATTTAACTCCTTTCAGTAAAAGTTCAGCTGTAATATTATTTTCAATATTGATTTTCATTGTTTTGCCTCCATTTTTTCGATTAATCTATCTGCATAATCTCTAACTTTTTTAATATCTGCTAGTTCATCATCTTTTCGACCTGCACGGACTGGATATTTAATCATGTTACCTTTCATAAAGCCTTTGAATTGTTCAAATGGTAATTGTTGGTATAAGAAGTCGATAACATCTATATTTTCGCTACCTTTATAATGATTGGGGATATTGCTGTCTTGTTCTTCCTGCATATCCACCTTACGAGTAAATGGCTCATTCACTTTCACGAAGTCGTCGTTATCAGTAAGTGTAAATTTAAAGCCACCTTGATTTTCTACTTCTGCTTTCCAAATTGTTTTCAACATAAATTCTTCTGCATACACTCTGTTGACAATCGCTGTTTGAAAAGCGCTAAACTTTTTATTAGTGCATTGGAACTGCACAATGTTATCTTTTTTAAGATCTATTATTCTCACGTTCTCCATCTACTTATCCCCTTACCTTTGGAAATATATCGTTCTCTGCTAAGTATCTGAACCACTTGCTACTTACTCTGTGCTTAGCAACCTCACGTTCTGCACGTTTAGCCCTAGCAATGCGTTCTTCTCTACGTTTACGTTTCAACGCTCTTTCGTGTCTAAGTTCTGCCTGCTGTATCTCGTACAACTGCTTAGCTGTTAATTGCTTTTCATTTCTTTCGTACATCTGCACCATATTGATATACTCCCTTACCATGTATTAATTCTGGACCACGTAAACCTCTGTTATATCTACCTTGTAAGGTAGTAAGTGGCACGTTGTATATATGTGCTACGTCTCTTAGCGCAATGCGACTGCCGTTGATATTGACATACGTCGAACCTTTTTTTCTTTTTTCCATACGATCACTTCCATCCGTCTGAAATTAAACTGACATTTTTGACTTTATTAATATCTAATCGTCTATCAAATTCATCAGGGTAATCTGTCGCTAAGTTCATTACACGAGTTTCTTCGCTTTCTGTTTCATCTTCAGCATCAATATAAGCTGTACCTTCGATTACAAAATCAACTTTTAGTTTTGCCATTACTTATCACCTTCCACAATTTTGATTGCATCTTCCACACTTCTGGCTACGCCATATAAAATATTTTGCGTTTCTGCAAAATCTCTAAATTTCTTTTGTTCAGGTCTTAATCTTCCACTTTCAGTTTTTACTTCGATTGCGATAAACTTGCCATCCGATTTTCTGAAACCGAATGTATCGGGAAAGCCTTTAGGAAGTAATTTGATTGTTCTGTTATCTTTTGTCTGTACTTTTCCGGCGTTCGCTCTCCAAAGTCTATGACCACGTTGATTGATTGCTAAGATTATTTCGTTTTGTATTCGTTGTTCAGTCATAAACTTTTACACCTAGAAAATTAGATTCATCCATCCCAGAAAAATCAATATGACCGTCACCATCTGTTATACTCATTAATTCTACGTATCTCTCACCATCTTCTAATTCAACCAACGCTAAACAAACAATTGGACTTTCGAATGTAGTTCCATCTTCGTTATCGTATAAAGCGTTCATTTTTCTGTTTGTATTTATTATTTGTATGATTTTTTTATCGTCCACATTATTGCCTCCATTTATAAAAAGTGATGGGTAACGTGACGGGTGAAAATCGCCTATAACCCTTACGTGCTCTAGGTTTGTCCACAAAAGTGACGGGAGGCGTTGGAAAAACTTTCATATATTTTTATATTTCCTTATATTTTTGTATTGCACTTTTATATTAACCACCCGTCACTTTATAAAAAAATAAGGGTTAAACATTGATATAAAGGCATTTTTACTGATTTTTGACCCGTCACTTTTCCCGTCACTACCCGTCACTTAATTTATTGATTCAAGTCCGGGATATTTACTTGGAATTTTCAAACCAAAGTAAAACATTCCAGAATTAGTTTTCTTGTATTTAAATTTTTCTTTCATTTTTATTCCAAAATCTTTGTTACTCATTTTGTAATTACCGTTGTTGTTTGCCCACTGTTTATATAATTCGTATAACTCATTAGCCTTTTCTTTTCCGTCATCTACTCGTTTACATTCATCTTCAATAAACTGTTCGATAACGTCCATTTCAGTACGATACGCTTTACTTGCTGCTTTCAATTTATCCGGCATTTCTAAGCCTTCCTGCATCCACATATAGGCACCTTCGGCCATCCAATTTAAAATTGCGGGCGCTTCTCTTAACAATTTATATTTAAGATCTTTATCGACTTTTTCTTCAGGTATTTGTACATCGAATGGAATTAAAACTAACCGTCTCCAAATACCATCATCAGTACCACGAATAATAGGTTTATGGTTTGTTGAAACCCAAATCTTAAACTTAGGTGTATATTCGAATTCTTCGGCGTATAAGAAACGTGCAGTGACTTTATCTCCACCTGTAAGCTGCTTGATTAGTCCTTCGTCAAATCTAAATCCTTCGTTTGGTTCAGACGATGTGACAAATCGTGCTTTGCTTAAACGAGCAATATCTGTATTGACGTTGTCGTTTTTCTGCACCATTAGTGATTTTGCTTGCATGTTGTTCGAATAATCCCCTAAGATTTCTGCAATCGTTTCAACAAAAATACTTTTACCATTTCGACCTTTACCAAATAGAATGAACATGATTTGTTCTCTTGTACTTCCAGTTAATGAATAACCTAATGCTTTTTGAATGTAGCGAATAACTTTTTGATCACCCGCAAAAATATCGTTCAAGAAATCTAACCATACTGCTGGTTGCATTTTTTCTGTATAATCAGTATTAGTAATTTGTGAAAACATTTTATTGATATCGTGTTTATAAAGTTCTCTTGAAGTTAAATCAATATAACCATTTGCGACATTTATAAGCATGTCGTCTCTATCAAAGTCATCAGGTGTAGCAGGTCGTCGGTGCATGAGTTCATTCATAATGTTCTTTTTAGCTTGAGTGCCGCGTGTCTTTTTATAATATTTTTGAAAGACTTCTCTAGCTTCTTCTTCTGTTACATCTTCGCTATGAAGTACTTTTTCATTTTTAATACTTTCAATCATTTCATCGATTAATTTACGAATTGACCCTTTATCATCAATCTTCCATTTCATACCGTCATAGATATAAAATTTATTGGCGATATAACTATATTTGTAAAGGTTGCCATATCTATCTATAAATCGGTCTGCATTACCTGTATCGTCATAGCTTCGAATTGGATATTCTTTTGTTTCTTCTTGTTTGTCGAATAGCTTGCTTAACGCATACCTAAGTGGGTTGTCATCTGTTTGCTGCTTAGGAGTATAAATATTGTTAGCTTCATTAATCGCTTTGAATAAAGTTTGTTCCCCGTATGTGGAGTTCTTCCGTTTTTCATCCCACTTATCACGGTATAGATTTGACTGTCTAAAAATACTATCCATTTGCGAGTAATCTTTGGCACACCAGAAAGCTAGTATATTTGCAAGTGCCATATCTGCTTCCGAGTGAGAGGTGTAATAAGGCTCGTAGTTACCTTTCATTAAGTCATCGAATAATTTAGCTTGCTTTGATTTGTAGATTTCATTGATAACATCGATTTCTGATAAATTGTGGATATTTTGTTGATAGTTATTTGTAGTTGGATACTGTACTGTGTTATCTGGCAAATACTTATCATAGATTGTTTTGAATACTTGCTTTGATACTTCCGTTACATCTTTATATTTACCGATTGACTTACCTGTCATGGTAAAAAAACGACCGCTATCGTACATTTCAATATTGCCTTTACGGCGACGAGTGCCGGGTATCTTGCCTTTTACAATAATGTGTAAGCCATTACCACTTGGACTGACTTCTGTATAACTTTTAAATGCTTCGTTAAATTCGCTAACAATATTGTCTAGCTTGTCACCTTGTTTAAATCTATGAAGATCATCATCAATATCATCAATATCAATGCCAAGGTATGGGGGTTCAAAAAAGAACCCTATACCATCGACACCTTTAGCATTAACTGCTGTTTCATAACTAGACCATGTGCTTTTATCATTTGATTTAGCGAACTCACCAGTTTCGGCATTAAAAGGTATTTTTGTACGTTTACCATTACGCTTTTCAAACTTCCACACACACCAGTTATTAAGTCGTTTTAATTCATCTGGAATATTAGAAAGGATATTCATCATTGTTTAAATCTACACCACCTGCAAACGCATTTTGTTCTGGTTTATCATCTGACTTCCACTCGTGGTTCACTTGTGGGAATTTAGTATTTTTAAAGTTCCACGGTGCTACTCTATTGACGATTTGCTTTTCACCTTTATATTCGTTCTCTTCTTGTTTTACAAACACTCTGACTGGTTTACCTCTGAACATTCCAAGTAATTGCTCAATACTTTCAATTGCAGTACCCTCTGGCACACCTACACCGTTTAAATAGTGCATGAAGTTATCCATTTTATATTTATATTGACCGTCGATTGTGCGTTTCCATTCATCTACAAAAATCACTCTATTAGCATATTTCGCTTGTAATTCTGATGTTTTCTTTAAATCGTTTCTAACTACCAATTGAAGTTGTGTTTCTTCTTTTCCATTCTTCGTTGCTCTTTCTGTTGCACTCTTGATAACAACTTCGTATTCTCCTTCTGGCAGTGGGCTAAAATCGTTACTTTCTAAGTTTGAATAATCTGTTGTAAATAATGTCATAATAATAAATCTCCTTTAATAATTGTATTTTTGTTTGATTGGTTTTAAGTCTGCGTATAAGACTGGAAATGGTGCTTGTTTGTAATATGGATGATTAAATTTAATCCACGATTCTTTATAGTTATTTGCTTTTGTATAGAGGTAATAATCTTCTAAAGACTTTAGATCTTTCTTATCTTTTAAATCTTTGCTATATCGTTTAAGTGTGTAATCAACTTTAAACGGTTTGATGTCAGTTAGTTCTGCATCTTTTTGTTCTAAACCTTTTTGTTCTTCAAGTTCTAATTCATGGCCACAATTGGGACATCGTTTTAATTTACTTTCAAAAACTGTAAAACATTCTGTACATTCTGCTAATGCAGGTGCGTCATTTTCTTTTTTACTACGCTTCTTTTTGTAGCCTTTAAAATATTTACTCCAATCATGAGAAGTATCGGGTAAACCATGTCTAGCGTAGTTCCCGACATGATCAATAATTAGTGCTTTTTTGTTAGGTTGATAACGCATGGACCGCATAGCTTGCTGCATAAATAAAACAAGTGAATCAGTAGGACGTGCTAAAATGACACATGTGCAATCTGGAACATCAAAACCTTCTGAAATCAAATCAACATTACATAAAACTTTTATAGTGCCATTTTTAAAATCGGACATAATTCTGTCGCGATCGTTTGCACTTGTTTTAGCGTCAGCATGTTCTGCGTAAATACCAGCGTTTCTAAATTGTTCTGCAATATCTTTACTTGTCTCAACACTGTGGGCATAAAGTATAGTTTTTTGACCGTTAGCAAACTTCTTATAGTTTTCAACGATGTTGCCGTATATTGCTTTAGGTATGGCATTATCCATCGACTTCTTTGTGTAGTCGCCTGTGCTAGATTTTTTAAGTTTACTTTCATCCGCAAGCACCACACTTTTATATTCGTAGTCTGCAAGTTTGTTATTTTTTATTAACCACTCTACTGTTGGACCTTTTACCATTTCATCGTAAATATCTGTAAAACCTTTGCCATTAGCACGCCAGGGAGTTGCGGTAAAGCCAACTCTTAAAGCGTTAGGAAAGTAATCATAAATATCTTTGTAGGTTTTTGCTCTACTATGATGTGTTTCGTCAGTAACAATGATCTTAGGTAGTGTAAGTTCAGATAAAATATTTTTTGCACGTTTTTCTGAAAGGATATCTACATGAGTTAAATCAACACCATGTTTTTTTAAAGTATTCTCGATTTGATAACTCAATTCTTTACGATGAACAATAAACAGAATGTGACTACCTTTGTTCACAGCGTTTTTTACAACTTCTGCAATCATGACCGATTTACCACTTCCTGGAGGACTTTGAATTAGTACACCAGATTTTTTAAGCAATATATGTCTTGCTTGATCAACGAGATTTTCTTGGTAGTCGTAGAGTTTAAACTCTCTCATCCACATCACCGACTTTAAATAAATCTTCCTGTAAACAATGTTCTCTATTATCTAATTGATTTTTAGCAAACACGTTGTTACTTGGACTCAAGATAAAACCACGTTTACCTGATTTTTCATTGAAAACTAACCGAGCAACCACTTGGCAAAGACCTGCGACATTATCACGAATGGTTTTACGTATATCTGGTACTGCTTGCGTTATTTGTTGACCTGCTGGAGTGTAGTTTTCAAAGTTCGTTTCCCAAGCAAGAAATACAAGTCGTTTTCCTAGTGATTGCAGGAAACGTAAGCTATCAATCGTAAAGAAATCTACACGTTGATAATGTGACATTTCGGGTACACGTTCGTTTTTACCATTACGCCCTAGATTAGCTAGCATTGAACGGAACAATTCTGATATATTGTCGATGACAATTGTGTCGTATTGATTAACTATATCTTTGTTATCGTTAAACCATTTCATCAACTCGCCCCACTCTTCCCATGCATCGTGGGTATTAAAATTCAGAATGTCGATGTTCTCGTTGCCTTTTAAAGGTCGTTCTGATTTATCTACGTTGATATAGAGTGTTTTACCGGGTAAGAAATTAATTGTGTGTGTCTTACCTGTACCAGGTTTCGCATAGATGAGATACGTTGATTTGTCTGTTGTAATATCTTTAGCGCTCGATATATTAAACGTCATTGTTTACCTCCTCCAAATCTTCAAAACTATATACTTTACGTGTTTCTTTTGTTTCAATTGTTGATACTTCAATCAAATGCTTATCCCAGTCAATGTCTATATCTTGCAAACCATCGAATTTACGAGCATTACGTCTTAAAGCATTGTAATTAGCGTATTCTTGAGCAGTAGGTTTATTAGTGATCCAGCGTCCAAAGTAATTGTCTTTAATACGATATTCTACTTCACAATTTAATATTGGTTCTTGCATTGATATACTCCTCCAGTCTTTTATTCGCTCTGTCTGCCCTAGCGTCTGCGCTTTGGTACAGGCTAATATATAAATTGACATTGTCGTTTAAATCGTCGATATGCTCATTAGCAGTAGAAAGTTGTCTTTTTAGATGTTTGTTTTCTAAACTAATTAACATTAAATCTCTACTGTCTTTTAGTAGATTGTTATATTCCTTTAAAGATAGTGTTACCTCTTGCACGATTTATCCTCCCATTGTATTATTGAGTTGAAATTCATTTTATTAGTCTCCGACTGTTTGCTATTTGCCGATAGCAATCAGTCTTTTTTAAATTGATAAACTCTTTCATATCTCTAATAGCTTGGTTATAACCTTGTAGATATATTCTTTGTAATCTGTCATCTGCATGTCTCGGTATTTCTATACCGTCATACTCCCCAGATATATAATCTTCAAAAATCCTCTTCACTCTTTCGGTTATTCTTCTTTTTCCGTTTAACAATTTACTGATGTAACCGTTAGAAAGTCCGATTAAAAAACTAAGTTTGTTTACACTCAGACCGTCTTTTTTCATTTTTTCTCTAACTTGCTCGATTAAGTTCATGTTCATTCCTCCGTTTTGTAGTAAAAATGATCGAAAAACAGATAAGTTAGCATTGATATTAATATCGCAATTGCAGCTGCATTAGTGATAAACACATTTAATGCGATTAATAATAGAAAGAACACTGCAATAAACATAAATCCTGTTAGTACAAACGTTTTATCTTCGTTAGTCATTTCTTCACCCCCTTGTGGATTTCTTCAAAATGTTCGTCGATGAATTTACTCATCTTTCTAGCGTTGAATCTCCAGCGGTTCAAACTTTCATCTGGATAATGTGCGATGCCCTGCTTTTTGAGTAATTTTTCAAACTTCGGATTGAATAGTAATCTGTCTTTAATAGTTTCGTCAGATGACATTTTCAATTTGCGTTTCAATTCTTTTAAGTCCCAAACTGGATCTAGTGAATAACTTAATAACTCGTCGTATTCGTCTTTAGAGACAAGCACGTGTGTTTCGGGTATTGGTACAGATACAGTTAAAGTTTGCGTCATCTTTGGTGCTCCTTTCGTGTATAATTTGGTTATCAACCTAAGGAGGTGATAACTATGGAATTGAAATTTGAACTAATAAGACAAGTACTACTTGTAGTCCAAAATCATAAAAATTTAAATGACTACTTAGATTTAAATGATGTTTATAAGTTTATAGATCATGATAGCTACTCAATTGAAGATGTTGCTTATACTTTGCTAAAAGCAAACGAAGCAGGATTAATTGATGCTAAACCAGTTAAAGGATCTAATTTAAGTATGTTTCTGATTGGTCATTTAACTTATCAAGGACACGAATTTCTTAATAGTGTTGCAGATGATACAGTTTGGGAAGAAACTAAATCAAAAGCATCTAAATTAAAATCGGTCACTTTACCTGTCCTTCAACAATTGGCAGTATCTATAATGAATAAACAGTTAGGCTTAGAGTAATTTGAATTCCTTTCCATCAATTTGTGCATAAAAGTTATTTTTGATGATAGGAAATTTATTTTCTAAATTTTTGTAGTCATTTAAAAGGGTTTCACTTTCAAAAATAGGTCGTCTATTATCCTCTTGATCATAGTAGTAATAGATGACTTTTTTATTTTGTTCTTGCATTATTAAGCCTCCTTTAAGTTCTTTGTTCGATTGTGGGTTATATTTCGATCGATGATGGTCTAATGTCTTTGATAAATTGAATTGCTAAGTCTACATCTTTACGTTTAATGTGATTGTTAGGTGCGTTACCTTTCATTCCTAGATGTTTTTTAGACTTAACTAATAATTTAGATTT